ATCACCGGATGAGCGTGAGCTCTTGAATGAAAGCAATGAGATCTACCGAACCCAGAGCAGCGTAGAGGACCTCCTCCTCGAACATGTGGACTTTGATTCGGAGAACATCAAGCCGGTGCAGATGACTAAGCTGCTAAGAGATCTGGGCATCAAGGCGCCCAGGATGCCAGACTTCAAAGAGGCAGCTCGTGTCCTACACGAGAGAGGCATCGAGCCGCGCCGGTCCAATGGCAAGAAGGTGTATGATATGGACTACAAGGCGATTGATGATAACGGCATGACGTTTGGAGATAAGTTTTGATTAAACAAATGAAGAAAATAGGCAATGCAACACTTTACTGTGCTGACTGCAAGGATGTCTTGCCTTTGTTAAAAAACATAGACTCATGTGTTACAGACCCGCCATACGGCCTATCGTTTATGGGTAAGGCTTGGGATTACGATGTCCCTGGAACAGATATTTGGACGCAAGTCCATGACGTATTGAAGCCTGGCGCACATCTTCTTTCATTCTTTGGCTCTCGCACTTACCACAGAGGAGCTATACCGATAGAGGACGCTGGTTTTGAGATCCGTGACCAATTAATGTGGCTTTATGGCAGTGGCTTTCCAAAATCGCATAACATAGGGAAGGCTGTGGATAAGTTGCAAGGAAATGAAAGAGAGGTGGTTGGTAAAAATCCAAATTCAAGGTCTGCTGAACTACATAAAAAAACAGTATATGAGAGTGGTTTAAAAGATAATGCTGTCATAACTAAAGGCAACAGTGAATGGGAGGGTTGGGGAACAGCACTCAAACCAGCACATGAGCCGATTGTTATGGCCAGAAAACCATTTAAGGGTAGTGTCGCAGAAAATGTCTTAGAGCATGGCACTGGTGGGATTAATATAGATGAGTGCAGGGTTGGTATCAATCCAGATGTAGATGATAAAAGGTTGGGTGGTCGAGGTGAGTGGAAGACTGATAAGACTGCAAAAAATGTATATGAAGGTGGTTATGAAGGCAAAAACATATCATCATCTGAACAAGGCAGATTCCCTGCTAATGTTATGCACGATGGCTCTGAGGTTGTCGGCGACATTTTTCCAGACACTAAAAGCACAAGCGTTTCCAGAGAAAGAAAGGCTGGATCTGAGTTTGGACAAAAATCTGGATGGAACAAACATAAAAACAAAGACAGCGGGTTGATGCCTGCTTATGGCGATGGGGGTTCTGCATCACGCTACTTCTACTGCGCCAAGACCAGCAAGAAGGACAGAGACGAAGGGTTGGATGCTTTGCCAAGCCACTTCAAAGGGACCTATGCACAAGATGAATGGTCAAGAAATAATATGGGTAATACACCAGATAACAAAAGAAATCCTGTTAAAAACATACACCCAACAGTCAAGCCTACAGATCTTATGCGATACCTTTGCAGACTCGTAACACCGAAAGGTGGGGTGATAGTAGATCCATTTATGGGTAGTGGTAGCACAGGCAAAGCTGCTGTAGCCGAAGGCTTTGGTTTCGTTGGTATCGAGCTGAATGAAGAATATTTTGAGATAGCATGCGCCAGGATTGAGGCGGCTCATAAGAGTCGATCACAGGAACTATTCTAATGACAGGCAAGGGCGATAGACCAAGACCTGGAGTTTACTCGCAAGAGTTTAGGGATAACTTTGACAGGATCTTCGGCGATAGACGGAAGAAAAAGCCAGGGTTAGCTAAAGAAAAAAAGGGTAATGCCGCACTGGATGATGATGGCCAGGTTGATGATGATTATAAGGCTGAGTTATGATGTGGTATAAGTTTGGTTATAAAAGGGTATGGTGCAGTGCATAGTAAAGAAAATGCCACCCTGTCGAACTTTGCTTTACCTACGCTGTTTATTACTATAGGTAGTGTTAGGTATATACTTATAAAGAATAATATTAATTACATGGTTATAAACGCAATATAAGGGGTTTATACGGAGAACAGAATAGGAAGTGTTGAGATGCTATACACTGCACTCTGTACCCTGTTTGGAAAAAAGATATGAACTTACAACAAATTAAATTGGTTCTGGATGATGAGGATATTGAGATCCGCACGTCCATCATCAAGGCCAAATCTTTCACCGGAGTTGAGCGCAAGCTCAAGGGTGAACATATCATTGCGATACTGAGAATAGATGACGATAAATACATGGCATTTGTAGAGGAGTAAATATGGCAGGCCGACCCAAGAAACCCAAAGACAAAATAGTAACGACACCTAAACAGTTTGAGAAGGATGAAGAGTTTGGTTTAACTGAGATGCAAGCAGCATTTGTTTGGCATTACACCGAAGGTGCATGTGGTCAGACCGATGCGGCCCGGAAAGCTGGCTATGAATTTCCTGCGGTTACTGCGAACAAGCTATTGTCTGGTAAGCATTACCCGAATGTGGTCAAGGCCATTCGGATTAGACAAGACGAACTAGCTGAGAAGTATGCGATCACACCACAAAAGACTGGCACAATGTTGTGGAAGATTATGGAGACTGCGTATGAATCGGGAGCATTTAACGCTGCCGTCTCTGCGATTAAAGAGCTGAACCAGCTCGGCGGTTTATCCATAAATAGATCCCAGAACATAAACATCAACGCTAACCTGGAGAAGATGAGCAAGGATCAAATCAAGGAACGCCTGGGCGAATTGCTCGGCGCAGAAACCTCGACTTACTCGCCTAAAGATAAGTAGCCAAAAAACAGAGTAATGGCCTCTTCTCTTTGCCAGGCCCAAAAATCCAGAAAAATTGACCTGTTGCCAAAAAAGCACGGCATATCAGTGACTTACACGCTATAATTCAAGCAGAATATTAAGATCTGTTCGTGGCCTTGTGTTCACAACAGTAACAGCGCACAAAACTGGAGTCCCTTGGGCCTGGTTTTTTACCTGGATCCGCGTAAATTTTGGACCCCTACCACCCATATTTGGTCGCAGCTGTGGCCGAGGTAAATATAACTAAGTTAGATACACTGAATCACCACAAAAAATGATTGCAAAAAAATTTTGCAAAAATTTGTAAATTTTGAGACACTCTTACAATGCCAATCAACAGCAGAAACAAGGGCGCTCAATTCGAGCGAGACGTGGCCAAGATCCTTAACCAGTTTTTCCAGGACCAGGGCATTGATTATCAAACCAAACGCAACCTGGACCAATACCAACAAAAAGATCTATGCGATCTGGACATACCCTTTCACGCGGTTGAATGTAAATCATACAAAGAAGGCAGCTGGCTCAAGGCCGCCTGGTGGGATCAAGTTTGCAGTGCCAGTAATGGTAAAATTCCCACTTTGATTTTTAAGTTCAATCGCGTTCCTATCCGAGTGTGCATACCGCTATACGCAATCAACCTGGATTGGCCCAGGGAAAACGACAAGATCTGCATAATGTCCATGGACGACTGGTTAGATACCCTCAAAAAAAATTGGACGGCCTACGAAACTCATGGATTATCAGTTCAATAAGTTTTACTACAAACCGCTGCCAGACTACCTTGAAGTCCGCGAAAGTGATATTGAAGGCTCCGGGGTGTTCGCGAAAGACAAAATCGATGGCCACACAGATCTTGGTATGACTCATATCAAGGTTCCAATCATACAAGGTTACATACGAACGCCTCTTGGTGGTTTTGTAAACCATTCTACAGATCCTAATTGTTGCTTGATTGAGAAGATGGATTGGGACGACTACAGAATATTTAATATTTACACGATGCGAACGATTCGCTCTGGTGAGGAGCTCACGATTAACTATCATGCCGACGAAGACAGTTAGTTTGCCTAAACACGGCATCACCAGCTGCGCTGTAGGCACCGAAGATGTGGCCATACTCATGGACTACATCATCGACCAGGAACCACAAAAAGGCCTGGTTCACAAAAACGATACTGAGGCCGAAGATCAATCCGTGCGCGATGCGGATGTCTATTTCGTAGACCACGCTGCCGAACGCATCTATAAGATCCTCAATAAAGTCGGCAACACGGTCAACAAATACTTCAATTACGAGATCTCTGGCATTGAAACCGCCCAGGTGATCCATTACCGGGCGCCTAGCAATGGTTATGGGTATCACATCGACTTAGGCCCAGAAGAGGCCGCTAATCGCAAGATAAGCGCGTCTATCCTGCTAAATGACGACTATGACGGCGGCGAATTTTGCTTTAGGACCGGCGAAACAGGTTCTTGTACGCGGCCAAAGGCTGGCGATGTCGTTGCTTTTAGCAGTTTTATTCCGCACAAAGTGAACCCGATTACCCGCGGTGATAGATTTGTCCTGGTTGTTTGGTTTACGGGCCCGGCTTTTCATTGATATACTAGCTGAGTGCAGCTAGACGACATCAACATCTTCGATTACAAAGCGCCGACTCCAGAAGAGATCCTGGCAGCCGGACCAGGAGCGACTGCAACACCCATAGATCCATACGAAAGGTTCCAACAAGAACGATCGCAACTCAGCTTGGATCCAGTGAAACGGACATTGCAAAGAGCTGGCCAGGGCCTAGGGTCCCTATTTGCAGTTGAGACTCCTCTGGACTATGCGTTATCTGGACTAGCCGCAGCAAAGCCTGTGGTGGCAGCGGGCAAGGGTATAACTGCGATAGCCAAACAAGCTGAACCTAAAGACATGGTTTTTTTACATAACACATCCGAGGAGGCCATCAAAAGTTTTGATGCCATGGGCGGGATCCCATCACCGAGTATCGCAGTAACAAAATCAGATCAACCTTTTATTGGTTATGGCAAAATACAGCTGATTGGCAGGCCCGAAAAATTTGATCCTTTGGTGGATCCCAGGAACAAAATTTATTCATCGGATGCTTACACGCCCAGGGCCCCGAAAAAAATACGTTTGGCGAAACCAGGAGCAGCCGAACAACTGGCCAAAGATTATATTAATGCAGATCAACTATCTGCTAATAGAAATATTTACGACAGAGCAATAGAAGGTTTAGAAAAACTTAACAAAACTAGGGGAGCCAATATTTTAGAAAATGAGTCTGCTAATTTTGATAGATTTTTTGACAGCGATGTAGCAAAGATTAAATTTTATGAAGAAATTGGTCGAAATCCAGCAGACTTAAAAGACAAGCCATTCCCACAAATAAAATACAACAAATGGGTCAACGAACAAAAAGATAAATATTTAAGCAAAGATGGTGTGTTTACTTACTTCGATGAGTTTGACGAAACCACCAGGACAATGCCTTACACCCTGGACAATGTGGTTGAAAACATGGTCCAAGAAAGACAAAGAGGTGGCGAAGGCGACCTAGGTTTTTTCGGCGACAATCGTTTAATGGCCCTTACGAGTGAGTCATTCAAAGATTTACCTGGAGTCAAAGCGCAAAAAGACAGGCTCGTAGAAAAAGCCATCGGATCCACTGGAGCTGTTGAAGATGACATTTTTCAATCAATTATGAAAAATTTACCAGATGAAGATTTGGTTAAAGCACAACAAATAGACTATCCTAACATTGAAGATGTGCGTCGAATTGCAGAAAACGAGGCATCATATATTGCCACACAATTAACAGAGGCCATTGGACAAAATCTGGAATACGGTATGGACTTACCGAAGGCCATCAAAACTGCGTATACAGAAAAAGAGGATCTTTTAGAATTACCAAAAATGATGCCGGGCGCTTTATTTGATGACATCGAACAGGCTTTGATAAAAAACGCTACGCGGCCCGTAGAATACTTTGAGGCCAAACCTACCAGAGCTGTTGGTTTTGATGAGTTCGCTGGAGCGATTGTTCCAGAAAACACAAGCAAAGAAGTCATAGATATTCTTGAAAAAAGAGGTTTAAAGGTTGTTAAACAAAAAGCTGATGATGTTTACGATTACGGCAAAGGCAAAATCAGACAGCAATTTGGTGAACAATTCTTCTCCATGGCCCCAATCGCTGCCGGTGCCAGTGCAACCGCAATGATGGAAGAAGAAGACCGCGGTATTGGATCCCTATAATCTATCTGGCCATGAACAAAACCAACAAACCACACAAAGGCAACTTCTGGGACTCAGAGACTCAAAGTTTTTATAAATGGGATGAGATGCAAGAGCTCAATGAAACCAGGCGACTGTATCGATTAATGCAGGCCGAGATAGAGAAAGATTATTCTGCGGCCGAGGATCCAGTGACTATCTCAAAGTGATTTACCGAATCATTCTCCAGGGCCCTCTTAAAAAGTTTTTTTAATTCTTCCTGGTTTAGATCTATTACATCATCGGCAAAGACCACGGCTTTCACCGTGTCTTTATTTTTTTTCATCGTGATCTCTACCGAAGGCCAGCTGTTGAATGATGTTTTCGATACTCTTGAGTTTTTTGTTTTCTTGCACGGAGCTCCCGTTCATCATCTGTCTGCCCTTCTCGCCGAGGATCTGAATTAACATATCCTGTTCCTCCGCTGTCACTATTAGCATTAATCGCATGTTTTTGTTCCTTAAATTTTTGTATTAGATCTGTGTATAAAGATTCATCGATCCTGCGCATCGTCTCAATGGCATTAACGTTGACTAGATAATAATGCTCCAGGCTTTCAATGCTCCTGGTTGCCATAAAAGTCACCAGGATCTCATGGATCCCCTCAGCAAAGGATTGCGCATCTTCATACATAAGACCAGTTTATTTCCTAGATCTGAAAATATAAATTAAATTAATTAAGGCCTGCCTGGGCAAATGCCTTAAATGTTCTGGTATTTCTATTCCGTTGATAATCATAATGCTGCTAAAGCCTCCCTGGCATCTCCCTGGTATCGATCCAGAAAGTCACCCTTATAAATATTAATGATGTAGTCAGCACCGCCAACAACATCGTGATCCCGGTTAAGGTACTTCTTCATCATAGATCTAAGGGCCCCAGGTTTGCAAACCTCCCAGTTAGATCTAAATAAAAGATCCAGTGTAAAAAAATACTTATCCATCTTTCCTCCATTTGCAGTTAATAATATCTTCCGTGTGTTTGGTCCTGTCTACCCATCTTCTGGAATAGACAAAAGCAACGCTCAATAAATTCCATAACACAAATGCTGTTATGACCCAAAATATAAACTCAATCATTTCTCCCCCTGTTTATAAAAATTTTCTATCATCTCAACCGCGCGTTCGTTGGCCTCGTCTGCAATTTGCTCCAGGGCATCTATCTCCTTGAGCAACTTATCTTTTTCAAACAGATCCACAACCTTGGGCAGCTTGTCCTCGATCCTTTCGATTTCTTCGCTGCACAGATTCTTGAACCTGGCGGCCACTTGTTCGATTTGTTTTTGTTTCTCTTGGTCTTTCATGCTTACCCCCGAATATCTCTTTTTACATTATCACCGAATGAAAAGCCAATCTTGACATCGCGCATGTTCTCGATTTCTTTCCACCTTTGTAGATCCTGGTCAGAGATATTCTTTATCTGGATCTCCCGAAAAGGCATCTCATGCTTGGCCTCCAGATACTTGTGAAATGTTTTGATATTAGCCTCGTAAGTTAAGTTTGATATTTTTTTCATCACACCACCTTCGTAAAGTTACTGGCGCTAATGATCTCTTTGAACTTAACGCCCAGGGTTCTATGGACCCTTTCCTCAAACAAACTTACATGCCGGAGGATCTCCTCTTGCTCCTTCATCGTAAAGTTCTGGAACTCTGGCCCCAGGTGCAGCTGCGGATTATCGAAAACCTCCATGAGCCGATCTGAGATCTTGTGCTTGGCAAAAGTTTTTGCCGTTACGGTTTTATCTTGATACTGAATCATTACGCTGCCTCCTGTAATATTTTTTGATAGTAATTTTTGTAAGCATTGACCAAGGTTTTGATCTCAGCATAATTATTCTGCGTATGATTGCAGAAGATTTGATAAACACTCATTGACTCGTCTGCAAGAAACTCGTCAACTTCCTGTTCCGTGTACCAACCTGTTTCAGTCAACCAGGCCTTAGCCGCAAACCGAGGTTTGTCTCGAAACATCAGAGTCACGTTTGTTAATATTCTTTGCTCCTCAGCGGACAGCTCAACTTCATCCACTTTGCCACAAGGCTGTTTATAAAAATATTTAGCCATTACGCTACCCCCTTATGTTTTTTGGCCAGAGTGTCACCCCTGCCCATGTTTAATAATTGCATAACTTTTTCTCTGTCCAGGCTGTCGCCACCACTCCAGAGATTTGGAAACAGATCCATATACATGGCTGTATATTTGATTGCCTCTTTTTTGGTTATTTTGACGTGGCCCTCAAAACCACCCTTGCCATACCACTCCACCAGGAAGTCGATAAATTTTTCATA